CCTTCGGGGTAGCATTGGTTGCAGATAAAACCGCCCCTGCCTTGGTAGTCGGTGTAGCGGTAGCGGTCTTTGCCGCCGCAGCGCGGGCAGGGGCAATGGCGGCGGGGGTTGAGGTAGCGCGGGTCGATACCCAGCGCGGCATGAATTTCAGGCCAGCGGCCATAAGCGGCGGCTTTCAGGTCGGCCAGCATGTAGGCGGCTTGATTTTGCGTTTTCATGGGATTTTGCCTTTCAGGTAGCCTACCCCCTTGCCAAGCGGCAAAACTTCGTTTTAGGTCGGTCAGGGGTCGGTCAGAAACGGTTTTGCGCGGATGAAGGGCGGCAGGCGGCCAGCTTATGCGCCTGTAGGCGCATAAACGGGCGGGCTTCGGGGATTAAAGGGGATGGTTGGCCGTGGCCTTTTCCAGCAGTTTGGATGAGAAAAGCAGGGTGTTGTACAGTTGCTCGGTGTGTCTGTCGGAATTTTCGGCAAATGAAGCAATGGCGGCCAGCAGGTCGGCCACGTGCCCGATTTGCTGATAGGCTGCTTCGTTCAAGATATAAACGCCGCTGCGGTCAAGAAAACAGCGCGGGGTATCGGATTCGGAGAAAGCGGGCGGAATCGCCTGTTGATTGACTTGAGTCATGATGTTTACCTTTCTTGTTAGCTGGATGCCGCCTTTCCGTTCTCACACGGTGGGGCGGCGGGCAAAGGGCAGAGGGTGAGAAACCGACTAACAAGTATCGGCAAGGCTTGCGCCTTCCTCTACCCCCGCCTGCCATTGAAGGTAAAACAGGGGAATGCAGATAGAAAAACCGCTGGGCATTCGGGCTATCGGGTAGCTCTGATGCTCTGGGCGGCTTTCGCCTTGTTAAAATCAGCTTCTCACGGCTGGCCGCTGAATTGGCAGCGGCACGGGGATAATGCCGCTGCGGGTGGGGTTTGTCAAGCGGTTTGTTCCGTGGCTGCCATTTGCTGGATTTCGCCCAATTCGGCATTAACGGCGGCAATCTGCCCGAATTCGGCCAGTTGCGCGGCCAATTCCACCCGCTTGGCTTCCAGTTCGGCCAATTCCGCTTCCAGCGCGGCGATGGTTTCGCGCCGTTCGGCGACAGTGGGCAGGTCGGCATTGCCCCATTTGTCACCAATCTGCGCCTTGATGGCCGCCATCATGGTGTTGTAAACCGTATCGGGCATAAAACAGCAAATCATGCGGCGGAAAATATAATGCTCGTTGCGGAAATCATTTAGGGCTGAAACGTTGGTATAAATGCCGTCCAGCAGCCAATGGCGCATCCATAAGCCGTTAATGGCCTGCTTATCGTACAAAGGCTTGTTATCCAGCGTATGCAGGCTCCAAGTGTTCACACCGCCGTTTTCCCCGCGTGGTGCTTCCAATAACTCCCTGCCGATTTCGGCAAGGTATTTTTCGCCTTCAATCCGAATACTTTTTTTCAGGTATTCGCCGAAGTCGTCCAAATTAACGGGCATATCCAGCAGCCGCTTGATTTCGTCCTTCCGTTTGCCGATTTCGGCAAGGGTGTTTTCGTATTCGGTGCGTACTTTCCGCAATTCCCCTGAAATAGAGGCAAGGGCGGATTGTAGGATTTTCGGTTTTTGCATGATGGTTTCCTTTCAGGTTAATAATCGGTTTGCCTGATGCAGGCAATAACTGCGTTGTAATAGCTGGTTTCGGGGTGTTCCAGCATATAGGCGCGGGCTAATGCGTCCAGTCTGTAGGATTCGTTCGGATATTCAGGTTCTGAAAAGCAAATCTCCTGTTCGAAGGTAACAAAGCATTCGCTGTTTTCCGCAAAATTCAGGGCTTCCATGCCCTTCACGGCGGGGTTATTCAGAAAGGCGATATGGTTCAGTCTGATTCCGCCGTATTTCATTCTGTCGAAACCTGCGGAAACGTGCCGATAAATGCCGCGCCGAACCAAATTAACCAGTTCGGCGGTGGCATAGGCCAGCGCGTATAGTTTGCCGTCGGAAAATTCCAATTTGCTAACTATGCCTAAAGGCTTCGGCGGTGTTTTGCATTGCGCGGGATGGCCGATATACAGGGGGGCGAAATTAGATGTATCGCCGTCTTTCGGCCTGCGGTTGAATTCGTCGGCCACGTCTTGCAGCAGTTCGTCTGTGAAATGGTGCATTCTGCCGTTTGAATCCCTGTGGTTGCCGATGCGGGAAAGCTGGAAACGTTTCAATTCAAGATTCATCTTTCAATATTCCGTAAATCAATTGCAGGGAAACGCCATATTTGGCGGCCAGTTCGCCGCGCGTGTAATTACCCGTGGCAAAGTCGGCACGGATGGCTAACCGCCGCTCTTCCGCAGTACATGAAACGCCTTTTTTGAAATACACAGTCATACCGCCGAACTCTTCGGCTATGCCGTCTGAAACAGCCACTGCGGCGGCGGCTACTGTACCGCTTGGGACGCCGCGCCGCTTCAATACTTCGGTTACCTTTTCGGCAATATGGGTTAATACTTCGTCAATACTGATGGTCTGCCTTTTCTTCATGCCTAAGCTCCCGTTTCAATAATCAGTTTTTCCATGCCGTCCACAATTTGCAGGCCGTCTATCGGCGTTTTAATGGCTCCCGTTTCCTTCAGCAGGGCGGTTTTGTCCAATTCCTCTTTCACGCGGATAAAGCGGGTCAGGCGGCGGCGTTTCAGGGCGGAAAGGATGGCCGAAATATCGCCCGTAATTTCTACTTTTGCGGGCTGTTTGCGCCATTTGATGCAGCCTGTACCGATGGCCGCGCTCTTGCCCTTGCCGCCCGTCAATTCTTCGCGGTGTTTGGCGGCATAGGCTTCAATGTCGGCTTTCAGGCGGCCTATTTCGCCGTTATCGGCAGCGGCTTCCTGCTCGTGTTTGGCCTGTAGGGCGACAATCTTGGCTTGCAGCTTGGCGGCCTTGTCGGCGCGGCGGCGTTCCAGTTTGCCAAGCTGGGCAAAGGCGGCTTGCAGTTCGGCTAGGGTTTTCATGCGGGTTTCCTTTCGGTTTGGCGGCTCTCGGCCAGTTGTTTGATATAGTCGTTTACTTCGCTTTCCAGCCAGCCCGTGGCATTGGCGGAAACTTTGAACGGCTGCGGAAATGCGGGGTCGTAAAGGCGGTGTTTCGGGTTGGTTTTGTACCAAACCGCCGATAACGAAAGCCCCGTTTTTCGGGCTACTTCTTTCGCCCTTAATACGGCTTCTTGCATGGTCTATCTCCTGATACTGGGTTACACGCTATTGCATGGCGTTGGATGGCATTAAACAGCTTCGGCGGTTGAAAAGTCTTTTAAACGGGTTTAAGAAAACAGTTTAAAAATTTCCGTTTTTTGTAACGCTGTTGCACAAACAACAGACGCAAAAAAGCCCGCCAAATGGCGGGCTGGTTTTCAGGTAGCCTTATTGCTGGCGGCGGGCTTGCTCATAGTGGCCGCGCAGATAGTCGGCATACCATTGCATCATTTCCGTTCTTTCGCTCAAGTATTCCGCCCGATTGTAGGCAGCGCGGATGCGGTTTTCTTCAACGTGGGCTAGCTGCCGTTCTATCGCATCATGGTTATACCCCTGTTCGTTCAATATACTGCTTGCCAAGCTGCGGAAGCCGTGCGGGGTGGCAATGCCCTTGTAGCCCATGCCGTTGATGATTTTTCCAAAGGTATTTTCACTGATATAGCCGCCTGCGGCGGTGCGGCTGGGGAAAAGGAAGCCGCTATGCCCCGTGATGGTGTGCAGTTCGGCCAGAAGTTCCATTGTCCAATCGGCAAGCGGTACAAGGTGGGCGCGGGGGCGTTTCATGCGCTCGGCAGGTATCAGCCATTGTTTTTGTTTAAGGTCGAACTCGCGCCATTGTGCGCCGCGCAATTCTTTGTTGCGCACAAAAACCAGCATCAACAGCAGAATGCCGATGCGGTGTTGCGGCTCGGTATCGGCCAGCAGCAAACGGCGGTAGAACTCGGCCAGTTCTTCGCGCGGCAGGGCGGGCATATGCGCGGTGTCGGGTTTTTTCAGGTAGCCTGCCAACGGGGCGGCGGGGTTGCCGTCGATGATTTCCAACATGGCGGCATAGTTGCAGATGCTGTTTATCCATTGGCGGATTTTCTCCGCCGTTTCCACCACGCCGCGCGCGGCCACGCTGTCAATCACGGCCTTAATATCCCTTACCCGTAATTCTGCAATCGGTGTTTCCCCAATCTGCGGGAAAACGTCGGTTTCAAAATAGCGCATGATGCGCCCTGCATGGTTCGGCTTCCAGCGTGGCAGATTGTCGGTATGCCAGCGGCAGGCAACGGCGGCAAAGGTATTTAGCAAGGCCGCCTGCCTTTCCTGCTTGGCCTGTTGTTTGGCAGCGGCTGGGTCTTGCCCTTGTGCCAGCAGGCGGCGGGCATTCTCGGCAGCTTGGCGGGCTTCGGCGAGGGAAACAGTAGGATAAGTGCCGATAGATAGGGTTTTCTGTTTGCCGTTAAACCTGAAATTCAGATGCCAGTATTTCCCGCCGTTTGGTTTGCATACCAGGGCCAAGCCGCCGCCATCAGACAATTTCCGAATAGTGGCGGTAGGTTTTAAATTCCTTATTTGGCGGTCGTTTAGCGGCATTTGTTGGTAAAATTTTAGGGGATTGTTGGTACTACCAACAATTTTACCAACACAATCAGGTCTATTCAATCACACGGCATTACACGGTATTGCATAGCTTCGGCTGCGGCATCTTCAGGCTAATAGATAAATAATACCGTTTATAAATAATATGTTGGTCTATCGTATTAGATGGTATTGCACGGTATTAGACAAGAAAAAAGCAGCCTTTTCAGGGCTGCTTTTTTGTGAAGGTGGTGCGGACGGAGAGACTCGAACTCTCACACCTCTCGGCGCCAGAACCTAAATCTGGTGCGTCTACCAATTTCGCCACGTCCGCGTTGTAGGGAAGGCGCGATTATTTGCAAATCAGATTGCACCCATTTACCGTTTGGCTTGAAAATTTGCCGAAACGGGCTATATTGTCGGCTAGTGTTTTTGGCCGTCTGAAACGGTTTCAGACGGCCTGTTTTTATCGAAAGAATTTTGAATATGTCTGAAGTATTGGTACGCGATTATCTGCAAACGCAGGGTTTGAAGCTGGCAGCGGGTGATGTGGCCGTGGCCCGTTTGGCGGCGGAAACGGTGATGAATATGGGGCAGGCCGAGATAGATAAGTCTGTATTGTGGGGGAATGGAAACGAGGCTCGTGCGGCCGACTATTTTACATGCGATGAAACGACGGAGCAGATTTTAAAACAGATTTTTATGGCTTTGGATTCCACCTGGGAGCAATCGGCGGCGCAATCGGCGGCAGTGTATGTACTGCTGCCCGAGCAGGCGGGCTTGCTGCGGCTGTCGCAGCAGGGGCAGCCGATTGAAGCCTTATTGAAGTTGGACGAAGAGGCGGAAGCGGCTTATCTGCCGAGCCGGACGGCTAACCGGGGCTGGTTGAATTTGGTTGAAGATACTGCGCGTTGGCTGGAGTCCGGTGAAATTTCGGGCGAACATCATGCGCGGAACGGCAGTCAGATGTCGCTGCCCGTCTGTTTGGAAAACGGCCGTGTTTTGGGAGTGATTCAGGTGGAAGCGGCGCAAAAAAACGGCTTCGATGAAACGGCACAAGCATTGTGGGTAGCATTGGCTTTGGCTTTGGCGGCACCGTTGACCGCCTTGCTGGGTGCGGGGGAAGAGGATGAGTAAATTGAATTTTGTCGCCGCCTGCCGCCTGCCGACCGAATGGGGCGTTTTTACCCTGCACGGTTTTGAGGATGAAAACGGACAGGAACATGTAGCATTGACGATGGGCGATGTTTCAGACGGCCTTCCGGTACTGGCACGGGTGCATTCCGAATGTCTGACCGGAGATGCACTGTTTTCGCGCAAGTGCGACTGCGGCCCGCAGCTTCAGGCTGCGATGCAGGCGGTGCAGCGTGAAGGCCGCGGGGCGATTGCCTACCTGCGGCAGGAGGGGCGCGGCATTGGTTTGATCAATAAAATCCGTGCCTACCGCCTGCAAGATCAGGGCTTGGATACGGTGGAGGCCAATTTGGCTTTGGGTTTGCCGGTCGATGCCCGCGATTTCGGTTTGGCACAGCAGATTTTCGCCCATTTGGGCATACGGAGCGTCCGGCTGCTGACCAATAATCCCGACAAAGTGGAAACGCTGCGCTCGGCGGGTATAGAGGTTGCCGAACGCGTGCCCCTGCATGTGGGCGAGAATGCGGAAAACGAACATTATCTGCACACCAAAGCGGAAAAACTGGGGCATATGTTCTGATGTTGCAGATTTTGCGCGTTAAATAAAAATATGATTGGGAGGCCGTCTGAAAACAGGCGGCACATTTTTTTACCGATACGGACTTGAATTTGCCTGCGGCAACCCTATTTTGCCCGTCATTGAGTCGGATGCATGATGCGTCCGGCCTTTGGATTGCCCGCAAGGGCTTGTTTGTTTTCATTTTGGAGTACACACATGACCATCCGTCCTTTACACGACCGCGTCGTCGTCAAACGCTTGGAAGCTGAAGAGAAAACCGCATCAGGTATCGTCCTGCCGGGCGCAGCCGCTGAGAAACCCGATATGGGCGAAGTGATCGCCGTGGGCGCAGGCAAAATCGGTAAAGATGGCAACCGCCGTCCGCTGGATGTCAAAGTCGGCGACAAAATTATTTTCGGCAAATACAGCGGCCAAACCGTAAAAGCCGACGGCGAAGAGTTGTTGGTGATGCGCGAAGAAGATATTTTCGGTATTGTGGAATAGAAGGCTAAATGCCGTCTGAAAATAATATTTCTTTTGGAGAAAAATTATGGCAGGTTTTGATTGCCCCAATTTAGCAGCCTTGAAATCATTTTTAGTAAATGGCAAAAAGGCTGAAGTAAGACCATTAGAGAATGGTGAAAAATTTGTTCTGCCAAGTGGGTTGCAACTTGATTGTTATAATACAGGTCGGGTTACACCACGAAGTTCTGCTGGTAAAGAAGCAGAAATTGAAGAAATCAAATCTTTTAACGAGACTTTATTTAAGAGCTAAGGAGCTAAATATTATGGCAGCAAAAGACGTACAGTTCGGTAACGAAGTCCGCCAAAAAATGGTCAGCGGCGTGAACACTCTGGCAAACGCCGTCCGCGTAACTTTGGGTCCTAAAGGTCGCAACGTAGTGGTTGACCGCGCATTCGGCGGCCCGCACATCACTAAAGACGGCGTTACCGTCGCTAAAGAAATCGAACTGAAAGACAAATTCGAAAACATGGGCGCGCAAATGGTGAAAGAAGTGGCGTCCAAAACCAACGACGTAGCGGGTGACGGTACGACTACCGCCACCGTACTGGCTCAAGCCATCGTTGCCGAAGGCATGAAATACGTGACCGCCGGCATGAACCCGACCGACCTGAAACGCGGTATCGACAAAGCAGTTGCCGCTTTGGTTGGAGAACTGAAAAACATCGCCAAACCTTGCGATACTTCCAAAGAAATCGCCCAAGTCGGCTCGATTTCCGCCAACTCCGACGAACAAGTCGGCGCGATTATTGCCGAAGCGATGGAAAAAGTCGGCAAAGAAGGCGTGATCACCGTTGAAGACGGCAAATCTTTGGAAAACGAATTGGATGTCGTCGAAGGTATGCAGTTTGACCGCGGCTACCTGTCCCCTTACTTCATCAACGACGCGGAAAAACAAATCGCCGCGCTGGACAATCCGTTTGTATTGCTGTTCGACAAAAAAATCAGCAACATCCGCGACCTGCTGCCTGTTTTGGAACAAGTGGCAAAAGCCAGCCGTCCGCTCTTGATTATCGCTGAAGACGTAGAAGGCGAAGCCTTGGCGACTTTGGTCGTGAACAACATCCGCGGCATCCTGAAAACCGTTGCCGTGAAAGCTCCGGGCTTCGGCGACCGCCGCAAAGCCATGTTGCAAGACATCGCCATCCTGACCGGCGGCACCGTGATTGCCGAAGAAGTCGGCCTGTCTTTGGAAAAAGCCACTCTGGAAGACTTGGGTCAAGCCAAACGCATCGAAATCGGTAAAGAAAACACTACCATCATCGACGGCTTCGGCGACGCAGCCCAAATCGAAGCGCGTGTTGCCGAAATTCGCCAACAAATCGAAACTGCAACCAGCGATTACGACAAAGAAAAACTGCAAGAGCGCGTTGCCAAACTGGCAGGCGGCGTGGCAGTAATCAAAGTCGGTGCCGCTACCGAAGTCGAAATGAAAGAGAAAAAAGACCGCGTGGAAGACGCGCTGCACGCTACCCGCGC